GTCCAGTTCACGCTCATCAGTGAACTACCCTACACCGCACTTCGTGTAGACCATAGTTACAGCTATGGATCGTGTGATTGATCTCGCACGACCAACGAATTTGTACTTTAACTTCGCTAGTCATATGGTGAAGACTGTACCTAAGCTTATTATTAATAGCTTACGTTCATTCGGATATTCCATAACCATTTTCTTAAACAGATATGCCCTCATGGCGCGACTACTATCAGAAAACTTAGCTCTAGGAGCGAATCTAATGCAATTAGGCATGATCGCAGAGCACATCGGTGGGAGCATAGCTCATGCATCTTTGGATGTGATAGAAAAGGTTAATAGGGTGGAGACATTACTCATCGTAGTACTAGTGCGTGTCGCCTACATACAACTTAACCGGAATAACAGATTGAACAACTGGCTCAAGCTCCAAGTGAGCAAGTACCTGTCAAAGGGTGCCAAACTGGATGTCAACAGAACATTTTTCAGGAAAATATTTCGTGAAGCCACACTCACACAAGGCGGCTTAGCACCTAATGTTCTACATCCAAAACCTCGTCGTGACAGATTGACCGCAATTAAAGTGATAGAATCGATTATCAGTCAAACTGCAACACACGAACCGTACCATTTCCAACCACGCCCATCACAAGTGAAGGACGCACATAAAATGGTACACCACTGGGCATGTGACACGAGCGTCCCACATCGAGACCAAGACAGGGTCGAAGATAACCACGTCATAACGCAGATCGACAGCGACTATTACGCTGACATGAACGCTTATGATGTACTCAACAACAACCCACAATTGTTGTATACTTTTGATCCATTGGAAGTGGCAGCCACGCATACGGACTATCCGGCGTGGACTTTTATAGATGACGAAACCTTGGAGGTAACCTCACCAGCCGAAAAATATTCTCACAAATTGTGGGACTATACAGGCAATGAAGTAAGGTATTTTAGGTTAAATCGCATCTACAATGCCAAATTTACCATCTTCGAATTAGAGAAACGCAGGATAGATGAAACACATTCATTGGTTTTTATCAATCCACGCGTGACCTACGAAGGACCACACGCCTACGTGGCGAAATGTTGGTTTGGAACTCAAGAATTTAAAAGAGTCAATGTTGGAGGAGGACCGTATGCGCGTATGGAAATCCAACAACAATTAGAGACCGCTCAAAAACACACTGTTTCAGTGGCACGCAAGAGTAATTATCTTGCAGCGACATGCGACAAGGTCGATTACGACCACATGTTTGAACTCACACTCAGATCGAAGTTAGGATGCACCGTACCGAAAATAAAGACAAAAACGACACTTACGGATGCTCCAGCTGCATTATTAACGAATTATTTGAATGATCTGAAGAAAGAAGTTGACACTGACCATATTTGGTATAAGAATTACAGTCTTGAGTATGCCGTTAGGATACACCAATACTTCCCAAGTTCCGCAGCCGCAACCGACCCGAAAGGAGCCGTTGTAGCTTTCGCTAACCCGATAATGGATGGATGCCACGTACATTCAAACGAATTATCCAGTGAAAAGCAGGCGATAGAAGGGAGGTTAACAAAACTGATTCGACCATTTACTCTCACACCCAAGCACACTACATTCATGGACGCATTGATCAAACGACTTGTACCAGAGGCTGATAAACACACTCTCGTACTAGCGGATGATGATGTCGTCTTTGAGCATCAAAATAGACCAACACAGAAAACAATATTGGAATATGCTATAGAATGTAATGAAGCTGAAGAAATAATATCCACTTTCGCGAAGAAGGAAGCTGCTCAGAAAATAAACGATACACGTATTATCAGTGTGGGGAAACCCGCTGGTAAATTGGCAGTCTCCAAGTTTCTTTACCCATTTCAAGTGTGGTTGAAGAAACAGAAATGGTATTGTTTCGGCAAAACTCCAGCCAAACTAGCATCGCATTTAGCGAAAATTGCGATGCAAGCAGGAATGATCAATTGTACTGATTTTTCACGCATGGATGGCCGGAAAACGATTGCCTTGAGAACTTTCAACTATAAGTTGATGGCCAGTCTTTTCGGAAAAGAACACATCACCAAACTACGCGCCATCTATGAAAAGGGGTGCAACGTGCGGGGATTTACTCCAACTTTTGATGGAGAAAGTTTCTTTTTCGAGACATACATGGCATGGGCGTCTGGTGATCCTTTTACATCATCATTCAACTCATGCGACAATTGTCTCGTAGTTTTTACGGGATATGTCAACAAACATTCTGACAACGGTAGATTAGAAGTGACGGAAGAAATATTCGACTTAGCCTACTCAGAATTAATCGCATCGTCGTGCATAGCCGGAGACGATACTTGTCTAGCAGACATGCCTGACAATTGCATCGTTTCGGCAGCCTCGTGGTGGGGCCACGTTTTGACATCACAAGTTTACCAACGCGGTGAAACGGGTGTCAATTTTCTCGCCAGAATTTATGGACCAGACCTTTGGAACGGAGATCCAAATAGCACAACTGACTTAATGAGAGCATTGACCAAACTTCACGTCACTCCCAATTTACATGGTTTCACACCATTGGAGAAAATGGCCATGAAGCTCACTTCCTTGAAATTTACGGACGGTAAAAGTCCAATAATTGGGGATTTGATCGATACATGGTTAGACGTAGGAGGCAAATTGGCCGAAAGGCATGAACGAAGTTTCATGTCCTATTGGTCGAAATATGATATGAAAGATCAGTATCCAAATCAACACGAAGATTGGATGTATGAAACTCTGCCGTACGACGAAATCAATTGGCCATTGCTATATGATTTCTTAAAACGAGCGGACTATCCTACTGACTTCCTTATCATGCCCACCATTTGGACGCAAGATTCATTACCAATGAAGAATCAGCAAGTCACACAAACTATCGGAGACGAACAAGAACTAATCGGCCCTGATGAAGATAGATTAGAAGAACCACAAACGCAACAACTCCCAGAGAATATTGCCGAGGTTGTCACTATTGCCCCCTCTGATGAGGAAATTGCATTAACAGACTTATTAGATGCACCGAGGGAGCTGAAATCACCAGGAGACCAGAAAGACATTCTTGAAGACTCTAAGAAAACGGAATCCATAGTCGCAATTAAGGAGGATATCCACCCCCCTCAAGCGGTTATTCCAAAGGTCAACAGGAGGAAACAAACATTCATTGCTGAGCTATTAAAAGAATATCCAAATGCCAGCAAGAAAGAATGTAATTATGCCTATACTAAGCACTTGAAGAATCAAAAGGAGAACGATAAGTTGGAAGCGAAACATAAAATGTTGATGCAAACCACACGTAAAGCTCATCCAAGTAAAGGCAAAGATCCTGCACCAGAGACGCCACCACCACGGCGCAAAACAACGGCAAAGGCCGTTAGCTCCAAAGACGACTATGTCTATCCGCCAGGAACGCGGACGATAGTCTTTGAAGTACCACGATTTAGACCTAAATTGTAAGCCAGTAATGGCAGGCATATGCACCCCAACTCCGGTTGTTAGTGAGTGGCAGCCGAAACAAATTTCACCACATTCACAACACGAAATGAACAAGAACCAATACATTTCAAAACTCCCAGCAAACCTTTCACGAGCGCAAAAAGAAGCGCGTTGGAGAAAATACTCCAACAAGAACTCAGGTAGGGTAACACCAAAGCGCAAACAGCGCTCGGTGGTACCACACCACCCCATACACACAGCGTTGGCTTCATTGTCACAATGTGCTATGGGTTATGCAATGGCGTTGTCAGACCCCTTCAATTTACAGAAAGAGGTTTGCGTGCCAGATTTGCATGTAGTTCCATCAAAGAAAGTTAAAGCAGTCACCAGAGGAACATTTACGACTGGAACAGCTGGAGCAGGTTTTATAATGGCTTGTGTGCAGTGTAAAACTAACAACAACGAACCAATTCAGTTCTCAAACTCCACTTTTTCGGGAAGTGCCTTTACAAACATTGGTACCCAAAGAAGTCCAGCGGCCTATGCCCAATTACCCTATCTCGATACAGATTTTAAGGGTCAATCAGGGGCATCGACTTTAGTGTCAGGACGCGTGGTAGGATACGGGTTACGTGTTAGATACATAGGAAATAAGCTAGGTATGGGCGGTCAGGTCATAGGGTATAGACAGGCAGAAAATGGCGACATCAATAACCTTTCATTTACTCAATTACGAACCTTCACCCATGCTAAAATGCAGAGAGTAGACGGAGACTGGCATTGTGTAACTTATTTACCAGTGAGACCAGAAGAATTCGAATACTCAAATTATCCAGACACAGCACAGAGCGCAGGAACAACACCACAAACAGGTAAGTTCGAATTAGGCTTTGCCATCGAAGGAACGTACAACGCGGCCGGCGTATTAGGACCAGCACCATTTGAATTCGAAGTGTATCAGCACATCGAATATTTGGGTCAAATAGATAACGTCACACGAAGTCATTCCGATATAGAATCGATGTCAATCATCCGAAACGCTCTACCAGTTAGCACAGTTTCAAAGAAACCAGAGAGAGCACATCTGTCCCTATTGTCCAGAATAGGATCTTACATCGAGGAAAAGGGCAGTCAGGTTATGAACGTCGTTGCTAGAAACGTCGCCACTCCACTTGCTAATAGGGCATTATCAAACTTCTCAGGCAAAGCCATTGCTTATGCAGAGAAAGAGATGCCCATGTTATTTGCAGAAGGTATAGCGGCATTAGCGTAAAACGTTCACAAGTTCTCTTACGTATTAGTTGCGACCAACCATTGTAAAGACATACCAATCACTCATGTAGTACGCAGTAGCTGAAAATGAGTCAAGTATGCGGAAGGTCAACTATAGAAAAATCGTGAAATTTACGGGCTGCATAGTAAGTCCAGCCAACGGGAAACCGTG